AGAGTGGTCGCGTATTCGACTCGGTTTTACAAACCTTCCCACATACACTGCAGGTACCAATCACTTCTCACAAACTCTGGTTTTATCCAAGAGAGTGCGGATTTAATGTGGTTTAACATTATTGGTTCCCATGTGTAAAGTAGTTGGTACGATGACAAAAGGTCAGGTGCAATCAACTCATCCAGCTGCTGCTGGTTGAAGAGATGCTTCTGTGAGTAAAGAGGGACCGGCTTCCGTTCTTTACTGAACTTCCAGCCCAAGAACTCCCAATGGTCGGAGATTCCTCCCCGAACCTTGAGCCCAACGGACTGAAAGAACTCCAAATAGCCATCATAATTCTTTGGCACAGACTGGATGGAATCGTCTCCGCCGCAGTAAAACCGTCCTGGTTGTTCATGAAGTAGATCTTCCGCCATAAAGTGCAACAGAAGCTGCATAACACTATTGCCAATATAGGTAAGAAAATTTCCTGTGACTTGAATGCCCGCAGGCAAATCACAATCTTCTCCTTCAACCATGGCTGGAATAAATCCATGATCTATTCCGTGCAATTGCCGCCACCTGTGAAAACGTTTACAGCCACCAAAACCAAGATTAGATAAAAGTTGATAAAAGTCGGAAAGGAGCCACGTTGGCACCGTCCAATCCCAACTGGACTTGTCCAGCATCAAACATTTCTCAGGAAGGCTGCGAATAAAATGCTTATAGCCGCCATTAAAGGGATTAAATCCCATGACTACACCAGTATCGCTACCAGTGACCAAAGCCTTCTCAAGAAGTTCAATATAGAACATTCTGTCAATGAAGGAGTCAACAAACGGCACTATTTGAATTATTCGAAACCGTCCTTCTGCTATCTTTTCAAGCTTGTGCGGTTCGGGTTTAATGAACAATTTCAGTGGAAGAGTGCTGCTTCCACTGCTTCCCAGCTCGGCGAGTCGCTGTCGTACTGATCCACGCAATAGTTGGATTCGATCTCTATCCCACGTGATACCGTCCCAGCCGAGGACTTCTCCGATTGTTCCGCCCCTTGGTAACTGGGGGCAGAAACCTGGGCTTGAAGTGGGGTCGAGCGCTTCCAAGCCTTTTTGGAAGAGCTCTTCTTCTTCTTGGGTCCAGGTTGTGAAGTCGTTACTTCTGGTATTGCGCCAGCTTGCAAGGGCTTCTTCTGCGCGGAGGAGGGCTCGACTGCGGAGGCGGGAGGTTGGGATTTTCCCTGCTCCTCCGGCTCGGGTTCGTATTTCGGTGTGGAGTCGGATTGAATTTTTAAGTGCGCACGAATCGATTCTCGGATTGCCATATCCACCTGCTTCATAACCTTCTGGTATACCAAGCTGGATACTGCCTCCCCGAAACCATTCTTTTTGTACACAGACTGAGCCCGTTGGATATCCGAGGCATCTACACAACGGGCGATCTGGCCGTTTCCCGAATCTTCATTGGAAACGCACTCAGCCAATTTGGTTGGAGTCATTTTCAGAGTGCTGGGCTTCTGCCGACGAGGGCAAGGATGATCGCTCTCGCTCTCTGTCTCGCTGGATTCGATCTCTGAGTCTTCGCATTTCACTTTCCCTCCGGACTCCGGAGAATAAAGGTCCATGTAGTCTCCCCAGCCTCCAGAAGCTGGGGCCGAAAGTTCTGTGTGGGACCAGTCCAATGCATCGTGCATAGCATCCGTTAACGTAGATGGGTCGATCGATTGGATCTTGCCACCACGTCCGCGGAAGTAGACGTTGCCGTCCATACCTTGCCAGGCCTTGCGTTTCTTTCCTTTTCGAGCCAAGTTCTCGAGATACTCTCCCGTACTCGCAAATGATTCCGGGTTGTACCTCAACGGGGTTTGGATCTTCTGGGAGGATTGCAAGACCAATTTGCTCTGCTGGTCTAAACAGAATAAGATGTAATCCATCGCGATCGAGATGTTGAATTTGCCCTCTGAGCCAACGTGCATAGCTGCAACTCGTTTGCCAACTACAATTGGTGCCCCAGATGCCCCCCTTAGTGTGGATCCACAGTATCTCAGGAATCCGAACAACTTTGGATGATGCGACAATTGCCCATAGGATGTCCACAGCTTGTCCGGAGGACCTCCAAACAGCTGTGCAGAAGTGCTCAGGCCTGGTACCACAACGGACGGCTGTGCAGTCGTTCGCTGCAGCGGTGCCAAGACAGAATCCTTCATTGGTAAGAAAAGACAATCGGTAGTGACGTCGATCTTGGATCCTTGCACATCCACTACATCCAGTGTTGCAAAAGGAGACCGCATCTCGATGGACACTGCACTTCCTATCACATGCTCCGGAATGACGACGCCCCCAGGCACTCGTATGCCGTACCCTCGAAAATAGCGACCACAATGTATTACATATATCGCTATCTGACATTTGGGCAAGTCGGAGAATTGTCGTGGAGACAACTCGCTCGAATCGAGCATACTTTCCGGTGTATACCAAGTAGGGTCGTCGGAGTATGTCGCGAGTAAGCGGCAATGGCTGCATACCTCTGTTAAGGAGGCGCTGGACCACCTTACAATAGAGGAAATACTCTTTGCGGCCGTGGAAAGGTATCGATAACCAAATACAGCCGCATTCAGAGCAACTCGCAACACCAAACCGAGGAGGTAGATAGTAATTGGTGCGGATAGACCGACAAAGGTCACAATGTCGCCAACTCCGCGAAACACCGGTACTGAGCCGCAAGGGTTTGCGCTTGGTTTCTGTCCCCACCAGATCCGGGTAGGAAAGCATTGCTGTTGGCATTCCGGGGTCACGTTCGAGTAAAAGGTTAGCAATTGCCCAAGGCAAGCTAAAAGGAAGCCACCAACTGAGGGCCACCACGGCCAAGAACTGATCAGACGCCAGGTCGAATAAGGACCGCACTTTAGGCATACTGTAGTCATTGCTGCTTTGGCTCATAAACTCGAAGCGGGGGATTTGGT